TCTCCGTTCAATTGATTATATTACCTTTCTTCTGCATAGTTAAGCAACATCTTCCCAACCGGGAGTTTGAGTTTGATCTATGGTTGTAAAACTAGATGTTTGTGTATCTGTAATATCGTTATAATTTGGTGTTTGTGTTTCATCTATAAGGCTCCAAACAAACGGTTCTCCAACTTCTCCTGTAGCTGATACGCCTGTTGGAACTACGTTTGCTTTAGCAACAACTGTAAGTGATCCTACAGATCCTGTTGCAGATACACCATCTACATTAAATCTAGCGTTGTGATGAATAGTTACAGAACCTACAGATCCTGTTGCGCTAACGCCAGAAACAGGTACATTTGCCTCTCCATCTACATCAACTGATACAGATCCTAATGTTCCTACAGCACTTGGAAGCGTTGCTACTGCTTGTCCGTTTACACCTACCCCGGATACAGCTCCAGTAGCTGACTGTCCAGTAGGCGTTACATTAGCCTCTGCATCTGTAGAAGGTGTGCCTAAAGCGCTTGTAGCAGATTGACCAGATGGTGTGACATTAGCTTCAGCATCTGTTGTTACAGATCCTAGTGCGCTGGTTCCTGATTGTCCTGTAGGAGTTACATTTGCCTCTCCATCAATAGATACAGAACCAACAGCAGATGTTCCTGCTTGGCCTGTTGGTGTTACATTAGCTTCACAATCAAAGGTAAGTGTGCCTACTGCTCCAGTACCTGCTTGGCCGGTAGGAACTATATTGGCTTCAGCAACTATACTTATAGATCCTACAGCAGAGGTAGCAACTAAAGTAGAAAGCGTTACGTTTCCTTCAGCGTCAACGCTGACAGAACCTAACGCAGAAGTAGCAGCTACACCAGATATGGTGAAGCTTATAGGTACAGAAGCGGGTTGACCCCAAGGACCGTCACCCCAGCCAGCTCGACCCCAACCTGACATTTGTAGGTTAAGCTATTCTTATAATAGCCGTACTTGCTGCTGCCGCAGGGAAAACTACTGTAAAGTCTCCAGCGGTTGATGTTTTATCACCACCAAAATCTATTGTAGCAACAGATTTATTACTGTCAGTTGAATTGTATATCATACAACCTCTAGCAGTTATGGTGGCTGTACCAAACGTCAAATCAGCAAAATCAGTAAAACCTGTAGTGCCGCTTGAAGTTGGATCAACTCTTGTTAAATTTGCTCCGCCAGAAGTGTAGTTAGTTCCTGATGCTTGCCCGGTAGTAGTAAATGCAGTTGTAGTAGCACCTAAAGTAGCAGAGCTTGTATACAATGCTAATTTAAAAGTGTCTCCACCTGAGTTTTTAAAATTATGAACAGCTTCTAGCAGCTCTTTTTTAAAGCTGGTTGTTAATGTTGATGTGATAGCCATACTTATATCCTTTTTACAATTTGAGCTAAATCTTCTTCTCCAGCCTTTATAAGCTCTTGAATCAAACTAGCCTTATAGGATTTTATAGCATTTTTTATGTAAATCAAACAGACTTGTTTTATCTGCTCCTCATATGCTTTTGCTTGTGCTTTTATGTGCGGCTCTAATTCCTCAGAACTACCAACTATTTTTTCAGTTAAACGTTCTGCCCAGAACTCTGGAGGATGGCCGCCAAAGTTAGATGTTTTAGTTTCTATCACACCTAAACTTGGAACTGCTGTAGGAGTTAATTCATCTACCATTCTTTTGGCTCTGGTGGTTTTAAGTGACTATCGTTTCTATCTATAAGAATAGGTTTTTGTTCTTGTACTTCTTCTTGTAGCTCCATAGCTTCGCTTTTTTTCATAGATGTCATAAAACCTTTTCCATCTGACATAATTATCAAAGGATCCTGGAGTCTGTGGTAGCCATATAACTTTTCTTGTGCAAGAACATTGGTGTCTAACAAACCACTAGATGATGCAACTTCAATTTGAACTCCAAGGTGCATAGCTTTAGATAGCCAAAACTCTACACAGCCTCTACCAGCTTCTGCAAAGTGCAGATTACCTTTGTAACTAAAATCTATTCCAAATAGTTTAATTGTTGATACTTTGTTCCATAAACCAAAAGCTATTGCGTAAGCAACTGTGTTATTTAAGTAACAACAATTAAATTCTTTTAATATTTCATTAATTGGATACTCAATTAAGTTATTGCATCTATCATCTAATTCACAGGTGTAGATAGGTTTATCATCATTTAATAAAACTTCTATCATTCCATCTGTTTGACCCCCTGCATCATCTGTATCTAAGAATCTACTAACCGGGTCCATCATGAAAGTTCTGTCGTGAAATATTACAGATCCCACTGCATTGATAGCCCACACTTCATCAAATTTTGCTCCGTGTGATTTAGCTAAATTGTAATCTAGCCAACTTTCTCCTAGCCCTACAATAGCTATGCTTTTGCCTTCTAAGCTTTCAATTCTCTCCATATCTCTCTCCTTATGTTGTTTCGCTTCTTAATGAATCGTATCTATATTCGTCTCTTCTTCCTCTGGCTTCAGCCATATTTTTTAATCTTTGAATTTCTTGACCAAATCTAGTTTCATAAACAACTTGCATCTCTGGTTCACTTTTCATAAACGTAGATGCTTCTATTAATGAACCATAAAGTAATGCGTTACGAGCATTATTAGACATCCAAGTGCCTGTTGTTTGTGAAGTTAAACTGGTTGGTTTATATAAGTAATGTAACTCAACAGTATAATTTTGATCTGGAACAGGTGAAACTATTAAAGTAGAACCGTTATCGCTTGCAGTAGATAAATCTTTATCAAAGTCTGCGTAATACAAAGGTCTTCCTCTTTCTGAACTATCAACTGCATCATTAGAATATTCACGCATAAAGCTAGTGTGTTTCTTATCTAGATAGTGATAGTCATTGTTACTGTCTATGACAGCTAAAGAAAAACTAAGTTTAAAATCTGTAGGAGCTGTAAGGTAAGTATTACCAGCTGTTAAAGCACCTGTTACATTTTTTCTAAAATAATCAAATTCAATTAACTCTGCAATTCTTTCTTCAGTGTTGATGATCATATCGTTTAACGTATTAACGAAAGTTGTTTCATCGTTTTCTGTGTAATTCTGTATTAATGTTTTTAATTCAGTTAACGTCATGTCGTGATTGTAACCTCCCCAACTGAGCCTGTCATTTTATCTACAACAAAATTTGATCCAACAATATTTGGATCCATAGAGTTGCCTTTTTCAATGTCAGTATAAACCACAACAACAAATCCTTCACCTACGCCAACGTCTTGGCTTGGTCTAGGCTTATAAAGAGCTTCAGGATCTATTACGTGAGGTAGTGGTTCTAACTGAGGATGTTTTGGTTCAAAGCATGTAGGACAAGTTTTCAGTCCATTCCATTCTTCTTTTAACTGATTAAGTTTGTATTCAAAGCCACATCTATCGCAGATAGCTTTTGCACGTTTACCAACTGCATACGCCATATTTATGCAAAGGATTTATATCCAATTTTAAAAGAAGCCCTGTCTTCATCTTGGCTCATAGCTCTTTCAAATTCTTCTTCATACATTTGTTTTAAAAGAACCGCTCTATCCGGGGCTTTCTTTATGGCTATGTAATATGCAAGTCCAGCAGCAAAACAAGGATAAAATCTAAATGGCATATCCATAGTATTAGTTCCTTTGTCAGCATCGTCCATTCTTACTATTTTGTTAAAAACTAATACGTCTGTACTGTTTTCAGGAGAAGGCCATATCTTTAATACAGGAGTACTTAATTTATCTAGAAAGAACTGAGACGGTCTAGATTTAGTTGATTTGGTTGGAATGTTTAAATATTCGCTTCTGCTAATTCTAGACATCTGTAAATCTAGATCAGTTCCATTTGTATTTCGTCTTATAGAACAATCTAATATATCAACTATGTTAGCGTTTAAAGTGTAATCAGTTTGTCCTTCAGTAACTGTTTGAGTTGCTTGCTCTACAGTCCATTGATTTAAACCTCTATTAGCCCATTCAGCTAACATAAGGTTTATAGATCTCTTTGCTGTTTTTAGATCGTATCCTGTTCTAAGTTCTAATCCACATCTTTCAAATGCTTCTTCTACAAACTCAGCTACATTAGGTTCAAAATCTGTACTACCTGAAAGTGCCATTATTCGTCCTCTGCATATAGATTATCAAAAATTCTGTTTATATCCAACGTGTAGTCTAAATCAGACTTTGAATAATGTATATGAGCAGATGGTTTAAAATCTGGTGCACCTGTACCTGTTTCAAACCAAGCCGGGTGTGTAACCCTAACTCTGTTATTTGGAAGTGCAACTATGTTACCTGTCCAGGGTCCAGCATCTAACAACTCCATAACGTGACTTTGTTTGTGTTGAGCTGGATCATCAGCTATTTCATTCTCTGCATAATCTACTGTAAACAAATACTTAGCTGGATAAAAGTTACCATCTATTTTTGCCATCCATGGGCATGGTGTAGCTCTATCTATAACGTAAACAGCGTGATTATGAGATGAACAATCCCAAGGTTGAGCATCATGAACCGCCATCGGTTCAGGCCATTCTTCAAAAGGAGTATCACCTACTAGAGCAGTAATAGGCATTCTTGCCCACATTGCTCCACCATGTACTGTGTCTTCTTCTTCTCCTTCAGCTTCTATGCCTGTAAATATCAACTGAAAACTTAAACAACGACATGGCATTGTTGTAACTGCAACTGCCATAGCATGTAAAAATTCTCCGTGATATTTTTCGTGGTTGTGCGTGTACTCTCTCCTAACCCAACATTTAAAATGTGGGATATTACTTTGCAAATATGCCACTTTATTTTACTCTTCCTCCCTTCTTATAACCTTTAGATTTCATCATTCCGCCTTTTTTGTACCCCTTGGATTTCATCATTCCACCCTTCTTGTACCCTTTAGACTTCATCATTCCACCCTTTTTCATGCCTTTGGATTTCATCATGCCACCCATAGCCATGCCTTTGGACTTCATTTTTCCGCCACTACTGTAGCCTTTCGTTTTTTTATACATATTTACTCCTAAGAATATTTAGTTCTTTTTCTTCTATCGGACATAACTTTACCACATCCTCTAGCGATTCTTCTTACCTCTCCACCTTTTTTTAATTTGACTTTAGCTTTCTTTGTATTAGCTACAACAGTCTTGCCTTTTCGCCCGGCTGCTTTCTTTTTGCGAGCTGTATCAGCTCTTTCTGATTTTGATAAGCTATTTGCTTTTGAAGATGGCAAACAACGATCTGGATTCTTTTTATCTTTGCTAGTGCCACATGGTCCCTTGATAGAACCGTCTGTTCCTATCCTAACCCAATTTTGTTCTCGCCATTGCTTAAGCTGTCCCATTACCTAAGTCTTTCTCTCATTACGATGCCTTGTCCTTTTATGTTAACAAGACCACCTCTTTTCATTTTCTTCTTCTTTGATCCTTTTGCATAGTTTGGATCCTTGCAATACTTTGACGCTGCCATATTGGCATATGCAGAAGGATATGTATCAAAAGTACGTTTTGCCCAAGCCTTACCTTTTGGGCATATTTTTCCACCACTTTTTGCTTTAGCCATTTAACACTTCCACCTTTTTCTTGCTTGTCTAATTCGTGAATTAGGGTTGTTCCTAGTTTTAGCAGAACTGCGTTTTAACTGTCCTAGAGATCTAGCACAATAAGACTTACGTCTTTTAGCTGCTTTACTGCCTTTTTTAACTTTGCCTGTTACAGCAGTTTTTAGTTTAGATCCTGGATTAGCTTTTCTATACGCACGAACACCTTTTTTAGTCATACCAGCCCCACTTTTCGTGGGGCGGTAATTCGCACTCTTACCTCTGGTAGTCCTGCGTATAGGTTTAGCTCTCCTCCGGGTAGCCATTTATCAATAATTTTTGTTTAATACAAGAATTATTGAATAGGCATCTCCACTAGAGTGGCCAACAGTTGTGAAATCAATATCACCAGTGACTCCTGATCCAGCGTTATTTGGTATACCGCTAAATCTATCATCGTAATATTCATCTCCTGTACTGTCGGCTGGCAACGGAATTGCTAAAACGTTGGCAGAAGCGTCAAACTCTATGTCAACACCCATACCTCTAGTTGCCCAATAAATCCTTGCAATGGAAACTGTAGTGCAAGCTCTTCCTTTACTGTCAGCACTTAAAGCGGAAACATCTACTTTTTTAACAGATGATTCGCCTGTACCGTCAGATTCATTGGTAAACTTTAAAATAGCAACTCTTTCACCATCCTGAATAGTTTGGGAAGTTACTGTATCAGCCATTATTTACTCCCTATTAAGCGTCAGCAAATGGTGTTACTAAAGTTCCTGAACCTAGTGTAATACCTTCTACTGCATACTTGGCAGAAGCCATAGCAGTTACTTTAATAATACTACCGACCAAACCACCTTTAGTAGTTCCATTCAAAGTGATTACATCGTTAGATGCACCAGATATGAAAGTTTTACCTGTAGCATTATTTACACCTGTGTAAAGGCCACCAACAAACTTATCTGTTCCATCAGTTTTAATATCCATATCCGTGGCTGCTGTTTCTACAACAAAGAAGAAACTTGCACCTAAGTTGTTAGTTTGATTAGGATCTTCATCACTACCTGGTGCTGTAGCTACTATAGTTGGTAGTGTGAACTTACCATCAGCATCATTACATGTAAGAATTTTACCTGCGTGTGCTGCTACTGTAAGTGTAGTATCTGCTGTTAAGCTGACTACTGCTGCATTACCTGCTGAAATAAAACCAGATAAAGATTTAACTGGTCCTGAAAATGTCGATTTTGCCATAATTTCCTCCTTTGGAAATAAGTTCTATAGTCTCGGCTTGTCTGCTAGGTCAGTCCATAGAACAGTTTATTATCCTAGTCTTTTTGATTGTATACTAGATATTAGTAAAAATGAAATAAAAAAAAGGGAGCCGAAGCTCCCTTTCTTTTTAAAGAACTTACGCCCCTTGAGATGCAAACACTGCTCTTGGATTCGAGAATCCAAATGAGTATCTTTCTCTAGCTTTGAATCTGACGTTGCCAGTATCAAAGTCACCTTCCATAGAAGTTGAAAGAGGTGATCTCTCAAAGTGTTTAAATCCGTCTGGACAATCAGTTAACAAGAACCACGCATCGTTATCTGTTAAGAAGTGGTTAACTGAATAACCTTCAGGGACCATGCCCATATTCCTAATAGCATTGATGTCGTTGTCAGAAGTATTAACTCTGCCCGGAGTATTAAGTAATCTATCAGCCACAAATTGTAATTGTGGTGGAACGATTAGCTTTCTACCCTGTAGAGCAAGAATCATGCTTTTATCATCAGTAAACGTTGATACTGAGATTAAAGCGTCTTCTAACGAAGTCTCATTCAAGTCAGTGTAAGTGCTTGGTCTGTTTGAGAATGTTCCTCCACCAGCTAGAGGGTGAGATGTGTTTACTAATGAAACACCGTCTCCACCTGTAAAGCTAGATGAAAAAGCATTGTTCAATACAGCAGCAGCTTTCACTTGCTTAGTATGAGCCATAGATCTCGCTAACGCCTTGGTGTATCTAGCACCTAGACGATCATAAAGATTGTCTTCTATTGCTTCTTCTGTAAGAGCAAACGCTAAAGCTATGGTTTCGTGTGAATACCTAGCAGTGAAACCTTCGGAAGCTGAATCAAATTCAACAGCATTTCCTTCTGCTTTCACTTTGGCATTACCAAAACCAACGATCAATGTTTCTTCTTCAAAAGCTCTGTCCGAAGACTCAGTTTCAAAGATTTCAGCATGTTCGTTTTCGTAGCGGTCGTACTCCATTCCAAACAAAGCATTTAGCCCTGGTTCTAGCTCTTTAGCTAGTTGTGATCGATTAATCGCCATTACTAAACTCCTGCGGTTTGAGCGTAAAAGTGCTCGTTAATTTTAACAATCATGTTGACGTTTGTAGAAAGGCTTCCTGTTCCTAGAGCGTTATTCTCTGGATCATTGGAAAAACCAACAATTCTACACTGAGCTGTACCTGTAGCCATAGTGCCACTAAGATCTACATTAGATCTACCAGTGGTTGTACTACCAGCAGCGTAAACAATGTCAGCGTTTAAACCAACAACTGTTTGTACCACACTACCCGTAGCAGCACTTTGGACTTCAAATAAAGCATTAGGATCGTCAACTACGAAAGCAACTGCGTCTGATGTAACAGTACCATTAGGGAAGTAAGGTGAAAATTGCACCTCTCCCGCTGAATCAGTGTACTGACATCCCTGAAAGACTCCTAGTAATAAATCGCCAGCAGCAGCGACAGCTATGCCGCCTGTGTTAACCATTTTTACTGGGTCGCCTGTAAAGATACTTCCGGTCGTACCTGAAAGAATTCTATACTCAGTAGTACCAGTGCTGTTAGCACCGCTTCCAAGTTTTCCTACAGGTCTTAAACCGAATTTAGCATTTGTATTTGCCATAATAGTTTCCTAGTTAATGTTTATTATAGAGGTAGTAATTAATTACTTCCTCCTCCAAAAGTAACCTTTGATGACATTTTACTTGAAATTGGCATCGCAGGATTCTCTTCACGCATTAGGTCGTTCTCTACAGCAGTCATTTGGTTTTGAGTTTGTTGTTCAAAAAATTCATTTCTTTGATCTGCGATTTCTTTATCAATTTTGCACAGTATCAACCCACCCACACCTATAACTCCAGCATGCCGACCATCATCGACTGTAGGCAAATCATGATAACCTTGAATTTCTTCAGGCTTAACCGGGACGAATCCTTCACGAAATCTTTTTGAAACATTCGTTTTGTCATCTTGTCCTAGTACAGATTCTCTAACCCAATGATATTTGATACCTTGAGATTCAGCTTGTTGTATAACTTCATCTGGCAGTTCTAAAGCAGAAGGCATTCTCCAGACTTTTGGTCTTTCGTCCTTTGCTCTAGTTTCAGAACTTCTTGAAGTCCTGACATCTTCATCTTGAACTATTGTTTCTGTTTCTTTATTTTTTGTCATGATCTTTCTAACCTCGCTTTTTGTATTGCGTAATCTTTAAATGACACTCCAAGCTTTTTAGCTAATGCTTGTTCGCTCGGTGTCAACTCGATACGATTTTGTTTGCGTCCTGTCGATGTATTGCGTGTTGCTGAAGCGACTGTCTGGACGGGTTTTTTGTCCGCTTCCACGTTAAATTTATGAGGCAACTCTTGTCGCACTCTGTTATTTAATTCACTATAGTACTCATCAGACTCAAGGTCAAACCCTTCATTCTCTAATTGATTATGAACTGCAAAGGCAACTGAAGTTGCAACCTGGTCTTTTCCAAACCAAGTATTCTTTTGTGCCCACTCTCTAGCTCTGTCTGATGGATCTTCATACTCTTGAACTGGTTGTTGTTGTTCAAGATAATCTGGTTGATTTTTAACTTGTTCGTTATAGGCTGCTTCTTGTTCTTCATACCTTTTTTGGTCTTGCCTATATTGTTCAAGTCTAGCTTTGTCTGAAGTAGCCATTGTTAAAGCTTCTGTAGCTGTAGCTATTGCATCAGGATCCTGGGACTCGGTGGCTGTTTTTAAGGCTTGTCTTGCTAAAGTTATTTGAGATTCAACACGATTAGTAAATTCATCTCCATAACTATTTTGAAAAGACTTTTGAGATTGCCTTAATTGTTCATTCTGATCTTTTAACTCTTTAGCATATTGAACGGCCATCAACTCTCTTCTTTGAAACTCTTTGGCTTGTGCTACTGCTTTGTTAATTCTGTTTTGTGCAAGAGATGCTCTCTTCTCTATATCTGATTGATCTTTAGCTTTCTCTTCGACTTGAGGAGAAACTTCAAAGTCTTCTTTGATTTCATCTTCAGTTACAGGGGTAACTTCTTTGTTTTGATCTAAATCAATGTTTACAGATTCTTCTTGAACCTCATCCTCTACTCTTCTGTGTTCAGGTACTGCGGCTTTTTCTATTTTTTCATCTGTAATTTCTACATCGATGGTTTCTAATTCTTCAATGTTTTGTGCTTCTTCTGCCATTATTTGCTCCTATAAAGATTTAATATCGTCCGGGTTTAAGATGGTTCCTATCACTTCATCATCATTAATAATTCTAACTTCGTGATCGTCTTCCAATCTGAATCTAGTTCCAGCGTATCTACCTATCAGTATCCAGTCTCCTTTTTTACACCAAGGGTCGTCACCAAATTTATTTTGGTTTTGATAAGCTAAGGGTCCAATCTTTAACACGTAGCAAATGACTGTAGACAAAGCTTCTCTGTCTACTGTTTCTTTTACTAATTGAATTCCAGCTTCTGTAACTCCTTTTCCCTTGTAAGGTAGAACTAGCAAACGCCATCCTGATGGGCTTGGCATTCTGTCTAGTAGGGATTTATTTAGTAGCTCTGGATCAAGAACTCTTTCTTCTTGTGTTACAAAAGCTTTGTCTAGTTCTGAAGATTCTTCTAGATCGTCTTTTGCAATGTTTTCTTTATATTCTTCAAATTTTGTTTTTGCGACTTTTTCATTCATCGATTTTATCCATATGCAGCGTTTCTCTTAAATCTTCTCTGAGAGAGCGAATCGCTGATAACTCCCCCATTAGGTATTTGTAATCCTCCATGGATTTTATATTGCCACTCGCAATTATGTCAACTGCGTTCTGTTCTCTTTGGTCTAAGGTCTTAAAAAAATATTCTGCTAAATTTACAGCGTCCATTGGCTCTCTCCTGCCTATGTTAGTTTATCTTTCTCTAGGATTTACTCGCATGATTGGTCTTGTTAAGCTTGGTCTACCGCCAAGCGTTGGAAGTGTTGGAAGTTTTAAAGACGGTAACGATGGCATAGAAGGCATCGGTTGAGGCACGGTTGAAGGAACTACAGGTGCTG